TGCGATCTGCAGGACCAGTGGCAACCAAACCACGAGCACGTGGATCATTACCCCAACGCTGTTTGAAGGCCACGATCTCAGGACTCACTGCATGTAGATCTCTAACATGCAGGTTTGGTGCGCTTTGGCGTATTGCACAATCTTCGGTGTATACGTATAGATCAATTTCTTTGGGCCAGTTTTGCAAGAACGTGTCAATCATGCGACTGGCATAGCGGTCATAACCGCTGGCATTGAATGTTGTAACAACTGCGTATTTCATTTGGGTATCCATATTGTATTACTCTTGCTCTTGACAGGAGCGGACTCATATGGACCGCACAAATCATTAAGCCATTGTCTGTGTTGATCCCGTTGGCCGTTATCTTCAATCAACAACCATGGCCTGTTTCGTTGTATAGTATCACGGCTACCTTCAAGCACTGCATTTTCAAAACCTTCAACATCAATCTTGATCCAGTCAACTGATTCAAAATTGAATCGATCCAGTGTGGTTAACTTTCCAGTGTGTTGTTCAAACTCTGAGTTTGGAACAAACTCTGCTACTTGTTTGGTATGTCCACATTTGAGAGTTTGTAATTCAAATATTGCTGTTTGATCTCTATTGCTAAGACCCAAATTATGTAATTCTACGTTGGTATAATTTTCAAGATTTTTTTGCAAGACTTCAAAGTTTTTGAGTACTGGTTCAAAACATATCACACGTTCAAACTGCTCTGCACTGGGCCTAGCAAAGATACCAATGTTGGCACCAATATCAATCATGGTACGTTTGGTGGGTATGTTTTGATACACATAGTATCGATATCGTTGTTGGTAGTGTACATCCACTACGTCTTGTAGGCGTTCACTGAAGAAACCATTTGGCGGTTCGGACGAATACCAGTGTGAGTTTATTTTGTGCATATATAACTATTTAATCACAATGAAGATCAGTCTGTTTAATAATTTTGGTGCTAAAAACTCAGTGCCAGTGTTCCATGCCATTGCCCAGGGTCTTGTGGCCCAAGGGCACACAGTAGTGTATCATGACACTACAGCTGATGTAGCTGTGATATGGAGCATGCTGTGGAGTGGGCGCATGCGACCCAATCATGAAGTTTACGAAGCATTCCGGCGCCAAGGCCGGCCAGTAATTGTTGCCGAAGTGGGTATGATACAACGTGGGAAAACTTGGAAGATTGGTGTCAACGGTACTGGTATTGGCAGTTACAACTTTGACAATCTTGTTCCCAATCGTGCAGCTACTCTTGGACTGAGTTTGAAGCCTTGGCGTTCGGGCACCAACATTGTGATTGCCATGCAACGTCACGACAGTGAACAGTGGCATGATCAGCCGCCAATAAATCAATGGTTAGAGTCAACAGTGGCAGAAATTAGAAAACACTCCAATCGACCCATTGTGATTAGACCACACCCAAGAAGCGGATGCCAGATACCGCCAGGATGCCTAATTGATCGTCCACATTTTAATGCAGGCTCATATGATGATTTTGATTTTGAACGTGTGCTAGACACTGCGCATTGTGTGTTGAACTGGAATTCAGGTCCAGGGCCTCAAGCCGTGATTCACGGTGTTCCTGCGTTTGTTGGACCTACCAGTCTAGCAAGTCCAATTGCCAACTGGGATCTGTCGCAGATAGAAAATCCCCCACGTGCAGATCGCACTCAGTGGCTAGAACAACTAGCGCACACCGAGTGGACTGTGGAAGAAATCAAGACTGGTTTGCCTTTTCAGCGCCTAGTCTTTTAAGATCAGCATCAACCATGTCACGGATCATGGTTTCAAAGTTGGTACGTGGCTGCCAACCCAACTGTTCTCTAGCACGACTTGAGTTGCCGCATAGGCTATGGAGTTCAGCAGGACGTTTGAATCGTGGATCACTTTTGACCAAGTGTTGCCAATCTTGAATGCCCACATGTTCAAATGCCACACGACACAAGTCACCAATGGTATGTTGCTGGCCAGTAGCAATCACATAGTCGCTGGCTTTTTCTTGTTGCAACATCAACCACATGGCTTCCACAAAGTCACCGGCAAATCCCCAATCTCTAGCACTGTCTAGATTGCCCAGAGTAACATCATCTGCCAGGCCCAGTTTGATACGTGCCACTGCGTCTGTGATCTTGCGTGTGACAAATTCACGACCGCGCAAGGGCGATTCATGATTGAACAAGATACCTGAACAAGCATATAGGCTATAACTCTCACGAAAATTAATGGTCATCCAATGTGAATACAACTTGCTCACACCATACGGTGAGCGTGGGCGGAACGGTGTTGTTTCACCTTGCAGGCCAGGTTCAGTAGCATTGCCAAACATTTCGCTAGTGCTGGCTTGATAAAAGCGAGCGTTGGGATTGTGTTGGCGTATTGAATTCAACAAGTTCAACGGACCCATACAGTTTACTTCTGTAGTGAGTTTGTTTAATTCCCAACTGATACCAACAAAACTTTGAGCCGCCAAGTTGTACACTTCTTGAGGCTTGATGCTTTGCATGATGTGATTCATGTTGTTCTCATCCGTTATATCACCAGTAATGAGTTCAATGTCGTTTTCAATTCCCAACCATTTGATATTTTCCAAGTTGGGATTTGAGTAGCGTTTGACTAGTCCATAAACATGGTAGCCTTTTTCAATCAGATATTTGGCAAGATACGGACCATCTTGGCCCGTCATGCCTGTAACAAAAGCAGTTTTCTTCATGCTATTATGTATCACACACAACCGGTCACACTTGAATATCTTCCATGCCGGCCGAACGCAATCGAACAATATGTCCCATTTGCCACTGCTTGGTATCTAGTCCTTTGAGTATACCCAACCAACGATTGCGCAAATATGCCACTTCGTTTATGATAGTTTCGTAGTCAATCACTTCGTCTTCGCCGTCCACGTACTTTTCAGCGTCTCTGCTTGTAAGCGCACGAGCATAGGCTTCTAGATATTTTTGAAAATGCTTTCTACGTATTTTACGCAGTTGAATGTTGAGATAGTTTAACACCGCTTCAATCTCTTGCAGTTGATTAAACCTGTGTTCAGTTATACCAGGTAACGCGGTGATATTTTTTTCAACTATGCCGTAGATTTTACAATCCTTTTTGGCATCTTCAAGTTCGCGCTCGTAGTGACTGATAAAATCAGGCAAGGCATCTAAACTGGCAACTACGCGGCTATACCACATTAGTTTTCCCAGTCTTCGTCTTCTTCCTCTTCATACTCATCTTCTTCCTCCTCATAGTCCTTGTCATTGTCAAGGTATGAGGTTAAAGCACGTTTGATGTCTGAGTCGCCCTTGAAAGCATCGCGAATGTCTTCCACGTCCGAATCATTATCCATCAATATCTGTATCACAGTTTCGGCGGCTTCAGCACGGTCCACTGTGTTTACAAAACGCTTGAGTTCTCCCCAAATTTCACTGGCTATTGCTTCACTCATCAGTTGTTTCCTCCGGAGTACTTACCTCTGCTTTCTGATTTCTAAAATCTGCCATGACCTTGTCCAGGCATGAATCATCGTTCTTTTCCCATGCCTTGCGAAACTTCTTGATGATTTCGCCGTCGCTGGTGGTAAACACCAGGCTGTTGCCTTCACGCTTGAGCATTTCTTTTTTCTCAATCAAGTCCACCAAGCCTGAGTACGGGCTCATACCTGTTGTGTAGGGAATCTTGACCTGCACACCTTCAAAGGGTTTGGCATAGCGTGTTTTCATAACTTTACATCCGGCACGAATACCGTTTACTTCAGTTACTTTGTTGCCATCTTCGTCTTCTTTGAGTTTCATCTTCTTCATGGCAACCACAATACTAGATGCATAGATAAAGCCTTGTCCACCAGAGATTTTGTCATCAGGATCAAACATGTCTTGACTTGCGTATGTGTGGTTGGTACAAACCAAGCCCACATTGTAACTACCAAACATGTTTACACAATTACGAACAAGTGCTGTGAGTGCTTTGGGTTTACGGCCCAGGTCGCCTTTCATTTCGCCTGCATCAAATTGGTTAACGTCTGTGGGTGTTAACAACATACCCAATGAGTCAATCACAAACATAACTTTAGGACGCTCGCCTTCGGCCAATGCCTTGTAATCGCTCATGAATGTGGAGATTGTTTTGGCCACATCATCAATCATGGCCATACTCAACTTGAGCAGTTTGCTTTCACTGGTATCAACACCCAATGCTTTGAGCCAGTCTTCGTCCAGTGCATTTTCTGAGTCAATCAGCACCACAAAGATGCCTTGCTCTTGTGCGTTCTTCACAATGTTGCCTGAACAGATGTAACTTTTACCTGCTCCCGAGTCCCCAGCAAACACTGTGACCTTGCCCAAAGGAATGCCACGGTTGAAGTCTCCGGAGATCAAGTAGTTCAGGGCATAATTGCCTGTTGAGATCCAATCAGTTGGATCGTTGAAGCCTATCGAAAGGCCGTCAATGCTTTTTGTAATTTCTTTGCGAAATTTGCTTACATCAAATGGTTTTCCCACAGATCACCTATGTATAAAAAAAGAAAACACACAGGGGTTGTCCCTGTGTGTGATGCTAGATTACTTTTGCTGTCTAGCGCGGATCATGGCCAAAATGTCTTCGGCCTTGCCAGTTGCAGCAGGTTTTGCCACAGGAGCAGTTGGTGCTGGTGTATCATCTTCATCAAAGTCGCTGACCGGAGCCGCTACTTTGAGTGCAGGCTTTGCCGCTACTTCATGCACATCACCATGGCCGTCTACTGTCATTGCCGGTGCTGCCGAACCAGCAGGTGCTTGCACACCAGCAGGACGGAAGTATTGTCCCCAACGCTCTGTGTCGTATGGCTGACCATCAACTGATGCTTCGAACATCTCTTTGATCACTTTCAACTCAACATCAGTTGGCTTCTTGGGCAAGAATGTGCTCAAGTCAAACAAGCCATGTGCATCAACTGCGGCTTGTTCTGCTTCGGTCAGTGCTGACTCTTTACGTGCCCACTTG